ATGTCCCAACATCATCGGAAGCCCGTGTCATAGAAGACGCAACAGGTAATATTACATATGAATCCACAAGTCCTGGGGTGAATAGGGACTCATCCAACTTCCCTGGCCCTGATGGACCGCGTAGACCAGACGCTGCCTCCCAGAGGCGGGATGCCGAGCAAGCTAGACGTGAAAAAACCTTTGAGGAATTTCCTGACGAGGGCATCTACACCTTAGATAACGAAGAAATATATGGGCAGTTAATGCCTCTTCCCGAAGGAATGTCTTTGGGGGCGGATATGAATGCCGCTCAATCTGTTGCTTTGCAGAATATGATCCGAAACCTTGCGGATAGTGCAGATAGATCAGGTATCCCTACCTCCGAAGCCCTTAACCGCTTTCTTACTGATAATGCCGAATTAGTAGAACGCTTCCCTGCCATTAAGACAAGGGCTGTGCAGTTAGTACAGGCACAGGAAGATGCTGCTATTTTAGTAGCTAACGTAGATAAGTTTAGTACTACTGAGAAGTTCAACAATTCAGTAGCTAAGGTATTTGCATCCGATAACCCTAGTCAAGGTTTTACCCAATTGGCAGAAGACATTCGGAGTGCCGCAGTACGCCAAGGAGAAGACCCCACCGAAGCTTTAGACCAATTACGCGCATCCACGTTTGATATGATGTTAACTTCCGCAACAAAGGGGGATGACCTAGACTTCGTTAGTCTGTCTAACCAACTATTTGCTCCATTGGATACTGCATCTACGGGTACATCTCGCATGGATATAATGATTCAAAACGGCCTAATGGATAACGATACTGCCGAGGCCGTAGCTTCCTTAATGTTTGAGTCTATACGAATAAAGAAAAGTACTGCCGAGCCTAATCAGTTCAACCAGATTATGCAGGACTCTGAGATGATGATAAATAACATTGCCCGTTTAGCAGGTGCTAATGTAGGGGTCCTGTTTGGGAAAGGTAATGCAAGCCTTCAAGCAGCTTCTATTGGTTCTGCCTTTATGAAGAACTTAGTGGATAGGCTGCCTAGGAAAAGAAAACGGGAGCAGATGGAGTTCTTAATGTTAAATCCTAATATGTTACGGGACTATATTTCTAAAAACCCTACCATTCAGTTACGTGCAACTGACACGATAAAAGCAGGCTTGGGTAACATACAGGCAAGGTTTAAAGAGAAAGGCATTATAGGCGCACCCCTAAGTTATATCTGGGACGGTACAAAGTATGTTGCTTCCGGTACTTTTAACACAGCGACTAAACCGCGAGTTGCTACTGTAGGTGCTTTAGAAGGTGACGGAGAAGTGGACCCCAACAACTTACCCTCTAGCCTAGATCAACAGATGCGTCAGGCGTTGCCACAATAAAAGAAACCCCCCACTTCGTGCGTAGTGGAGGGCTTCAACCAACGAACCGATGACCAATTAACCAGTTCTACTTATGTATACTTAAATAGAGGCTACAGGTCAAGCGATCTGTGGTCTTTTTTTATAAAAAACATGCACTTATGCAGATATATCTACGATTTCACATGAGTCTCCGCTACACGCCATAGTACTCATGCCAGTAGTGGTATCTTCTAGCTCATACTCAGATAATTTACTCCAATCTATGCGCCCTGGCATCTTTGCAAGCAATTCATCATAGGTATCTTTTGAAACATCTGTGTAAGGAGCTTGCTGATAGATATGCTCACTGAACGGTAGGAAGCTCACGCCTGACATCTCATCAAAATGCTTATAGACGTATGCCCCTACTTCGAGCCATTCATCCGTTTTCACATTAATCGTGACACTAGGTTTATGTTCGCACCAATGTCTCTGATACATTAGCCACATATCTAATTGCTCGATAGCACTCATGTCTTTTGTACAGACAGAGCCTTCAGGTGATTTTACTGGGAAGCTGAAAACTGTAGTTTTGTCTGGCTTCTGCATCTCTGGCTCTGACGGTATGCCTTGGTCTATCATAAACTGAGTCATAGGGTCTTTATTATCCCCTCGAACTGTCCGAATATAATAGGGAGAATGCCGCGCATGAATCCCGCTGGCGCATGATACCAATTGTGAAACGCTTCCACTTGGCTTGACACAAGAAATAGCAGCCGACTGCGGTATACCTAACCGTTCAGCCCATAACTTATTTGTATCCACCGCGACCTGTTTTAGATGCTCAAGGGTTTGTGCTAGTCCATCATTTGCTAAGGTCATTAAGGGGTTGTCCATGATACCTGTGAGAGAGACTCCAAGAAGCCTTTCTTCAGCCGTGTTATTCTCCCATACCTTTCGCAAGTACGGGAATTTAACAAACGTAGACTGAATAGTACCCAATATTGTAGCTAGGCGTACTTTATTACTTAAAGTTTCAATCGTGTCGGTAGCCCTGACTACGCACTCTGTTAAATTACAAAACTGTCCCCCAGTACCTGGGATGGGGTTTCCAGTTTTTTCATCTATTCTTGGACCGCGTAAAATGATCTCGCTGCAAGGATTTGTTCCAAAGTCATAGTTAGCGTTACGCCTTCCATTCTTAGCCGCTTGGGTTTTAGCCGCCTGTCGATTGAATATACCTCGCTCACCGGAATTGCTTGCAATTAATGAGGTCCATTCCCGTATGAACGACAGAGCATCTGGCTTTTTAGTATAAGCAGTAGAGTTGTTGGCTAAGGCGCGGTAACCGTGTCGTTTGATGCCCTTTGCCTCATCATCCCACCACTCACCAGATTTGGCATGGCGCATCTGATCATCTGATAGATTAGACAGAGAGATCATTGCTGATCTACGGACACCTCCAACCACTACTACTTCCCCGACCTTGCACATTATATCATGGCATTCGAGGCTTGATAGCTGACGCTCTTGAGCGCCTTTGAATGTAGTGACTGCGAAATTAAACAGATCAATCAAAGGCGCTGGGCCTGATGCCCTGCCTCCAAAGGTCTTCAACTTAGCACCCGCTGGGCGAACTTTACTCACATCCCACTTTGGTATTTCACCAGCCCAGAGTAACGCTAACAAAGTCCTGAATGCTTTGGCCCAACCCTCTTTGCTGTCCTGAACAACAACAACCGTATCAGTCCACATGAGTTTAGGTACTTCAGGCAAGTTGTTAATGAATTGACGCTCTACACTAAAACCAACCCCCGTGCCACACAGCAGAATAAACATGGCCTCATCAAATGCTCTTGGGCTATCCACAGGCAAGTAGCTACAGTTGTACATGCATGTATTGTCACGGTCAGCCGCTGGGCCAGCCGTCATGAGTGACCGCATAGAAGGCATAACTTCTAAACCTAGAATTGCATCTCGAATTTCTATTTCCAAGTCACCTAAAGTGTCGTGCCAATCTTTGGAATCCTTAGACCACATCCAATTAGGCAGAGCTTGATGTACGATGTTAAGCATATACCGCTCAACAGTTTCACCCCAGTTTTCACGGCGATTTTCGTTATCTAACCAACGGGCATAACGGCTTGTGGCGATAAAAGTTTGGTAGTCAGTTGGTAGATAGTTGCTCATGTATAAGGCTTTCTATTAATTTATTGGTTATCTTGTTTTTGTATTCGTTCACCTATCCAGCGCATAACTGGAACTGCCATGCTGTTCCCCAGAGCCTTGTAGCGTGGGCCAGCAGGGCAATCGGGAGGGTCCTTGTTACGCCAAGAAATTTGGGTGTAATTATCAGGGAAGCCTTGCAGACGTTCACACTCTATGGGGGTAAGGCGGCGTACAGAGTTTTTACCCTTAACAACGAGATCAGTAGCGTCCTTGTAGTCTCTAGCCTTCAGTGCGCTTGCGGAGCCGTCACAGGAGTAGTCTCCAAAGCCGCGCATTCTCGCAGTGCAGACTCCAGTATCATCGGCAGCACTTTTAACCTTCTTTCGGCACGGCGCAGAATCCCCAGACACGCTTTCGAACTCAAAAAGAACTTCTGCTGCACTTCTCCACTCTCCAAGACATCCGATAACGAACAAACGGCGGCGTCTTTGTGGTATTCCGAAGTATTGAGCGTCCAGCACTCTCCATGAAAACCCATACCCGATTTGCCCCAACGCTGAGAGGAAGGTTCCAAAATCTTTTCCTCCGTTAGATGACAAGACGCCAGGGACGTTTTCCCAGACAAGCCACTTGGGTTTAAGTTGTTCAGCCATTGCAAGATAGGTGAGCATGAGATTGCCTCTGGGGTCTGCAAGCCCTTTGCGAAGCCCTGCGATTGAGAAGCTTTGGCAGGGGGTTCCCCCAACGAGAAGGTCAATTGTGTGGGCATTCCATTCCTTAAAGTTATTCATGTCCCCATAGTTTGGGACGTCTGGATAATGATGGGCTAAGACCTCACTAGGGAATTTATCAATTTCACTGACAAACTGAGCTTCCCAATCCAAAGGTTTCCAAGCAACAGATGCAGCTTCCACTCCACTGCAAACGCTTCCAAATCTCATTTATCTATTATCGCCAGAACCGCCGAGAACCCCACGGGCCATCCGACTGTTTACTTTATCCAAGTTGCGCTGGGCCACCACTTCAAGGCCAACGCCGATATCAGTACATAGAGCCGCAAGGTCCCAAAGTAAGTCACCTGCTTCGTCAGCAATAGCTTCAAGATGTTCAGGCAAAAAGATGCCATTGTTGTCCCGCATAATCTTATGAATCTTACCTGCGATCTCACCTGCCTCTGAGAAGAGGCCTATTGCGGGGTAGATAATCGCATCAGACCTGAGATAGATGGCAGTTTTACCTGCTTGGGTCTGGTAGTCTTGCATATTCATAGGTCAACCTCGATTTGTTTAATTAAGCGATCTAGGTAATAGCGGCACTTTCTC